CCCTGAGTCAACGTAAAAGCAGTTGTCTATGTCCGACGTAACTCGGGGGTCCAGCCTTTCTACAAAGACAACTCGGCTACCATTGACTTGACGGACCACTGTCACATATACAGCGTCTCTGCCATCCTCTGATATCACTGCGACTGACTCAAAAAGTCCGTCAGTTGTATGCTTGTGCCAGCCGAAGACCTGCTGGTCCTTCTGGTATGTTAGGCCCAACAACACGCCATCGCTGCGCACGCACCATAGAATGCTGTACGGCTCTGCAGAGTATGCCATTGACGTGATCTCGTAGTTCTCGAACAGGTGCTCAGACAGCAGTGACAGGTCGTTACCTGTGTACTGGTCGTTGGCAAACTCGTAGCCTAAGTCTCTCAGCCGTGCTCCTTTCTCTTGGATATATATAGCGGTGCTGTTGATGACCACGGGAGGTACGATTGAACAGCCATTGTACGACTGTACCTTAACCCCCGCTGTCGCGGGAGTCAGCACCTCGTCGCGGCCCTCGGTTAGTACCCACTCACCCCCTGACGGTAAATATCATCAGGGAGTCGAGGGGCAGCAAGTGCCTGATCTCGTTGACTTGTCGAGCGTTAATAGTGAACGTGATGGCGTCGTCATCTCTCGTGGGGTTCGACGTTCTCAGTGACACAAAGTTGTTTGTCTGGGTTGTGAATACCACCTGTGGCTCGTTAGTCGTGTTGGCAAAAACCTGCCGTTGCTGGTAGTAAGTCACAGCAGTTGGCTTGTCACCTCCTCCACTGAAGGGGTCTCGATCTTCTGGGGGTGCGTCGTCAGTCAGAGGCGCCACATTGTAGTCGGTGAACTCTTCTGAGTTAGAGTTGCCAATCCAGCCGTAGACCCCACTCGCCTTTGAGGGGTCCTTGTAGACTCGGTATCGGACGGCATCGGTGACAGCGCTCCACGTCAGCCTTACACCAGCGGTGGTGGCCAGTGACCCTGTGGTAATGGTGCGGACGGGCGACGCAATCGATTCAACATTGTCTGCGTCGATGGCTGTTACTACGTAAGAATAGGTCTTATCAAAATCTCCAGCCCCTGAGCCGACAGCAGACGCGGCAGGCCGCGTTGGTGCTGCTAGTGGCGGCGTAAAGTCGATGTCAGCCAGAGTCCAGTTATCATCCGCCGAGCGGCTAAGGTTAGCGGGCTCATGGTTAGGGTGACATATCGTCATGACATCCGCGCTCTGCGTGAACCGGACCTCAAGCTGCTCTATCTGGGTGTATGGGGTGGTGATGGTGTATCTGCTGCCACCTGACAGCACGTAGCCCCGTTTCTAATAACCTGAATCTTCAACGGCTCAAAGACCAATATGTAGGTCTGTGTTGTGTTGAAGCTAAAAGGTACTAGGCGTGCCACGTTGGCCGAGTCACTAATCGCCCCGATAAACCTGAACCCTGCTCGAGAGTAAATGCCTCCTTGTGCTCTAACAAAGAAGTTTTCGCAGAGAGCCAGCCCATTTGCGTAACGCGCAAGGTCAGCACGTGACCGTACCGACGGGGCTATCTCCCCAGAGGTGAAGCTTCGTTGGGTTGTTTGGGGCACTTTCTAACTCCTGATGGTTACAAATTCGCTATCGGGCGTAGAGTGGAACTGCTCGTTCTGGGCATCCGCTGTCGCCGCGTTACGATACACGGTATACAGGTCTAGCGAGTCCTTGCGAAGCGCCCTCCCTAGCTCTGCCCCAACAACAGGGATAGCCAGCTCCGAGGCAAGCAGGTAAGACAGCGCCATCCTAAACGATACGGAAAACAAATGGGGGTCCGTTACTTTTTGACGGTAATCGATGCGGGCCTCAGTTAAGTTAGTGCCCACTAACCGCGCTCCAAAGTTAAAGACCTCGTAGGGTATCTGCATTCGCAGGTCGGTATCCACCACTACACCGGCGGGGACTCCGGTGGCAGAGGTTATCTGCTCGTAGGCACCGATAAGACGGTTGATCTTCAGGCAGTCTGCAGGGTACTGGTACGCATACGTCCAATTGAAGATGTCCGTGGTTGACAGAGACAAGGGCTTTATCCGGTGAGCAAAGGGCCAGTTATAGCCCTCTAGCATAAGATCACGCACAAGTGCGTACTTAAGAGCACACTGCTGCCCCTCGATGCTCTCGTCATCTAAAGAGTTTATGCTCCCCGCCCTGATATGCGACAGGGCTAGGTTGCAGATGTCTACTTCACTAGCCATGGTATTCTACCTACAGGGTTTCGATGGTGCTGTTGCTTTGCCATAAACGACGTGTTTGCGATCTCTTTCTTGTCTTTAAGAACGGCGGTGGCTTTGTCAGCTTCGATCTTGTTGCGTGCCTTAGTCGCTGCCGCTTTTTGAGCAGAGGTTATTACCTTTGCATCACGCAACTTTAGCCATGAGGGTGTTGGTACGAGGGGTTTATCAACAACCACTTTGTTGCGAGTTTTGTGGTTTGGGCTGTGCAGAACCCCGTCAATGAATCCTGTGGATATGACATCATAAGTTGCCATGGTTTCTTCTCCTAAAGTGAAAAATGGTGGCGGGTTAGGCCACCATTCTAGATTATCTAGCTTGTGTTAGCTAGGAGTTAAGCACCCGTGACGTTGGTCTGGTTGCCCATGCTGATGCCCGCACTAATATTACCTGAAGTAGCGTCATCACCATTTACAACGTACTCCATGCCTAGGTACCGTTCGACAATGCCGTTAGGTAAAAAGTCGAGGTTGATCTGCGCACCGGCTACTAGGCCTGCTACGCAGAACCGTTTGGCTAGCAATCTCTGTGCCCAGCGTGGTATCGGAGCCGGTCGATAGCTTAATGGTTAAGCTAGTGAGAGTGTTGAAGCTAGTAGTAACCTGCACTAGTAGTGGGATTTTATTACCTTTACCAATGTCACGGTTCAGGGCAGCAACCGCGCCATATGGCGTGCCCGCTACGCCAAGATCAATGACGTTGGTAGAGTCAGCAGAGGCTGTAATAGCTTGCTTGACTGAGAACTCTTGTTGAGCTGAAAAAATCATCTGGATTCTCCAATCTTAGTGATTATAGAGGGGCCGTTAAGCCCCCCATAAAAGGGTGAGGCTCGGTTAAGTTACACGAGCTTCTGTGTTTAGAAGTGAGTCAGACTCACGGATTGGAATACCACGATAAGAGAGGATTTCTTCACCTTCAATCTCTTTACGAGTTAGACGAACGAAGCTGTCATCAGCACCACCATTAGTGGCTAGCTTGTCTAGCGTCTCCATGACATCACGGTTAGCATAGATAGCCAACTTACCACCTGCGATGCGGCGAGAGTGTAGCTTGTAGTACGCTTTGCGTAAGAAGTCATACAGCGCTACGTTACCCGCTTGCATGTCAGAGACGTCGATGTTGGCGACGCGTGTCACGTATCTCCAGTCTTTAACTGCAAGACCTACGTTCCACGTAAATTTCTCTTCTTTACCATAAAACGCGTTGCCATCCGAATCCAGCAAACGCTGAGTTCCCATGTCTTCCCGCTGCACGCCCGCTGTTGTCCCTTTGGGATACAACAAGCAAGACTGATTATAGCCCCAGCCTATCATCCATATAGACGCGTTGTCTGTACCAGAACCACCAGCGTCGATAATCTGACCACCATTTGCGGCACTTAGATCATTGAAGCGAGGAGCTAGTCCCATGAACTCTTCAGGGTCAGAAGCTGTGTTACCGTAAAACATCTTACGGGAAACTTCCTGACTCATTGCTTCGAGGTAGGACATAGCCTCCCCTAAGCGAACTGCGCCTTCATTGGTCGATAGATCCAGCAGGCGTTGGTCAATGGTCGATAGACCCTCAACAAAGCCAGTTGTGTCTTCCACCTGAGAAGTGCCAGACTTGCCGTTAGGCGTGCCTTTGTACAGCTTGCCCCACGTTACGTCGGGTAAACCCGATCGCACTGTGTGCAGGTGAGTGGTTCCCTTGTTACATTCCACCGCGATAGCGTCTTGTGTAATAGGGTTCATTTCGTTCAGGATTTCGATGACGTCAACAAAGTTGCCCTTGCCATCCATTTTTTGTATATGTCGATTAAGTCAACATATGTGGCACCTAAAGTAGCCATAATAAATTTCCTCTTTAAGAATCAGTTTTGTTGGATACATCCGAGATGCTCGATCACTTTGATCGCCACTGACAGGTCTACCTCCCCATCAATCGCTTTCTCCGTGGTGAGTGCCCCGATTTAACCATGAATCGGATGACTTCAGGGTGGCTGCCCACCCCATGGTCCGACAATAAAGTTTTGAGTTCTGGAGTTCCAAACTTGTCGATAGCTTGGCGTGCAACCGCCACGTTCTCTTCAAACTTGTCACCGCCGAACTCTTTGTCGTTCTTTGACTGCGTATTCCAGCCATCAATCATCTGATTAAAGTCGTCCGTTTGTTTCGTCACCGCTGCAGATGTTTGCGATGCTTGGAAGTCAACCAACTTCTGAGCTTGGTCCTGCGATAGTCCTAAGTCTTTAAAGACCGGACTCGCTAGGGCAAGCAGTTCAGCGTCGACTGTTATACCTTCAGGCATCGTAAATTCTGCATAAGCTTCGGGAACCTCACTTTTACTAGAACCAGTTTCATCGGCTTCGCCCGCTGGGACGTCACCTTCTTTCGCGTCGCCCGTTGCAGGAGCGGCGTTAGGATCTGGGGTTACCGCGTCTGCGGGTTGTGCAGGCTCTTCCGATCCAGTCGGTGGCACTGCGGGGGCTGCTGCGGCGGCTGTTGCTGCGGCTGCTGCTGCTATATCTGCGTCACTCATTGTTTTTCTTCCTTTAGCATTTGTAAATAAAGATCGGGATAGTGAGTACTCACTTCACTTTTTTACCCAGAACCCGAGGCTGCTTTTGCCTGCATTGTATGCGTGCCTATATGGGTCTGAGGAGAAGGTGTCTGAGTTAGTGCCTGCTACGTCTAGGAGCCGCGCTATGTATGACCTTCCATCCTTACTGGACATGATACCCTGTAACGCCAGCAATTCCAAGTTTCTGTCATGGTCGTTAGATTTAGCCACTATAATCCCATCCTCTCCGCGCCACGGCTCAGTGCTGTGTCGCCCTCCATGTTAGCCTCTGATGCTGTCTTGGCTGAGTCGATCATCTGGGCTGCCTGCTGCTGCGCTTGTTGCTGCGCAGCTGCTTCTGCCTCAGCTGCTTGCATTTTCTCGGTCTCGTCGTCACTTCTCACCAGCTTAGGATTGACCCCCAACGCGTGGCCAAAGTCGTCGACCATCTGCGCTGCGTTGATCTTGTGACGTGATTCAGGCCATATGGCTGATAGTTCGCCAGCAAACCCTGCTAGTCGCTCGATTGCGCCTGTTGCTACCAGTCTCTGGGCTTGTGCTAGTATTGACACGTACTCGATCTTTAAGTCACGCTCCAAGAGTACCTCTGGTGCCTCTGGCAGGACATCTGCCTCTTGTAATATGTTGAATGTTCTGTCGATCAGTGGGTCTAGCAGCTCGGTGTGCAGTCGCTCGAGCACTGGCCCTAGCATCAGCAGCTTCTCTTCGTGCTTCTCGGCCACTTCGCGTGCTGTGATCTGGCGTCGGTCGCTGTTGGCCAGCATGAGGAACAGATCCTCATACATTGATCGGCTGATGCGGTTCTCGACGTCAGTGATCTCTTCTTTGATCACGTCAATTCGGGGGTTATAGCCGCTTCCGTAGATGCTCTGCAGCCCCTGATCGATGTTATCGACCCATATGATCTGGTTGGGGTCGAGACTATTGCCCTGTACCTTGTTTCGTAGGTTCGTAGCCCCCTGCAGTGGGGGTGACACTAGCTTATCCATCGCTTGATACTTGCGCTTCTCTGCTAGCTGCAGCGCTTTCACGTCACCTAGACACGTGATGGCGGGGCAATCAGTTGCGTACACGTCTTCTGCGGTTACATCCCACCGTGGTGCTACCAGAGGGAACTCATCGAACCCTGTTTCTAGCAGATACTTGCTGTCCTTGTCTAACGACGCGACAGTGGCGTTAGTGCCCGTGCTGTTGCCGTTCTCAAAGTAGACTGATCTGAATTTTTTGTGCTTTGCTAGCGGGCTGTTGCCATCACGGTTGTCATTAGGCTCTATAAAGTGAATCACAACGATAGCTGACTCGCTGTTGCCTGATTGCCACATCTGATTGACGCTGTCGCTGCAGTTCTCCTCACCAAACTCACTGATAAGCTGCGCGACAGTCATCTCGTACTCACGCACAAAAGTGTCTACTTGCCCTTTACCATTGGTCGCTAGGCAGTAGCTGCCCACAGTGAACGGCTTGCAGTGGATGATGGTATCGAAATCTTTGTTGATCGCCATGGCAGCGGTGCCAAAGACGCCCAACTCAGCGTACAGCGTGTGCAGTGAGTTGTAGACGTTCGATTGGGAAAATACTCGGTACATCAGCGTCTGCACTTCATGCAGCCACGTCTTTACCTCTGCCATCTCATCAAGATCCGCGTCTCCGCTGGATAGCATGAACCATGGTCGTGCAGGTGATGTGATGCCGGACATCATGCCAGATGCGAGTGTGCGCACTGCTAGTCGGCTGGTGTTGTTGATCTGTTTGGTGTTGCGCTTGTGGCCCTTGTTCCGATCAGTGACCAAAATCTGCCACGATGAGCTAGATGATAATCACTCAGCTCTCGATAAAGTGGTATGAATGATGAGCGCTCAGACTTCAGAGCTTCCCATCGCTTTCTATAACTCGTAATAGACGTCACAATTAGCTACCTAGTAATGTTTTTTGTGCAGTGTTTGCCTCTTCAGTGACTCCGCGTGGCCCTGTCAGAATGGTGCTGCGATTGCTCGACCCGCCTGCACGCTTCTTACGTCTGGCGTCTCTCTGCGTCGGAGTCTCACCAGCTCTGGCTTGTTGGGCTGTCTCGGGTGCCATCGCGGCCTCGGGTGCCTTTGGGGGTGGTGCTGGTGTGTTGTTTCCTCCACCTATACACATGCTGATATCCTCTATGTTAGTTAGTACTTACTTCAAGGATGCCATTAAATCACCGATAGTCATCTGAATCAAGTGCGTCCAGTGGATTATACTCGGCCCCTGACCCTCCACG